TGGAGCTACAATGCTACTACTTATGGCCGAGAACATGTTCGTCTGGAACCTTCAGAGATCTTATCAAAACGAAGAGAACCGTGCACTTCTATGGGGTAGAGAAATTATGAACGGAGGATTTAATTCCTTATTTCGTGAGTTTTACGCTAAAAGAGCGACCTACATTACTTACGATATTCATCATTTCGACAAAAAGGCTCAGCACACTATCATTGACGATGTCCACTCTAACTGGAGATCATACTTCGACTTCTCGCACTACGAGGAAACGAACGTTTACAATGGAGAACAATCAAAAGCTGACCCTCAACGAATTCAGAACCTATGGGACTGGATGACTCACTCAGTCAAACACACTCCTATCTTACTTCCCGACGGGACAGTATGGACTTGGCTTCACACAGGCCTCGCCTCTGGATTTCAACAAACACAGTTACTGGACTCAAACGTTAACTCGATCAAGATAATAACAGTCCTCTTTTCACTAGGAATCAACTGCTGGAGCAAGCACTTCAAGGCAAGATTTCAAGGAGACGACAGTCTAATCAGAACGCTACAGCAACTGTTTTTACTCTACGGACCCAATTTCATCAACATGATGGATGCAGCCATGCTACACTACTTCGACACAAAAGGAAACGTCAAAAAGAGCGGAATCACTAATCTGTTCAACAACGTAACCGTGCTCGGATACTTCAATAAAGTGGGCAGAGCTTACAAAATGGAAGAAGAACTACTAGTTCATCTTCTTTTCCCCGACAGAGAGAACGATACTTATGAGCAGCTACAAGCTAGATGCATCGGATTACAACATGCAGCTATGGGATCATCAGAACGCTTTCACTTACTATGTGACCTCATTCTCAAAGATATCAACCAAAACATCGGAAGTACGAAACCCGATTTCAAAGGCAACAGATTTCTTAAGTTTATAATCGACAGTTCAATGCTCGACGAAGACTTACTGGAACTACAGCCCCCAACGTACCTAGAACTACTCGCTAAAAGAATGGTTCACGACAAAAGGACAGAAACTCAATCACAACGAGTCTGGCCAACACATGCGACTTTCACAAGGTCATTTCACTTTTTATATGTATAATCAGTACCACTATGGAAATATTTGATTCTTTTATGTTTGCTTCG